GTAAAACTAATGCGGCAAAAAAGGTCGGTGGTAGAATGGGTTTAAAGGGAAATAAATTAAATGATTTTGTAAATGAACAGTTAAGCTTAATGTATAAAACTAAAAAGTTTAAAGATTTACAGGCTAAGTCAGACATAAAATATACTAAGTAATTTATGGATGTGCCTGAACAACTAAAGGACTTCAGGAACTTCCTGTACCTAGTTTGGAAGCAACTTAACCTTCCTGAACCTACTCCCATTCAGTACGAAATCGCTGAGTACATGCAGAGTGGGGACAAACGTGCAATCATCGAGGGATTTCGAGGTGTAGGTAAATCTTGGATTTGCTCTGCGTTTGTTGTCCACCAGTTGTTATTAGACCCCACTAAAAACATTCTCGTAGTGTCAGCCAGTAAAACTCGTGCTGACGACTTCTCCACCTTTACTCTCCGATTAATCCACGAAATGCCCCTGTTGTCTCACCTAAAACCCCACGATAAACAGCGGTTCTCTAAGATAAGCTTTGATGTAGGTCCAGCCCCAGCTAGTCACGCACCCAGTGTAAAGTCCCTTGGTATAACGTCTCAGCTAACAGGGTCTCGTGCAGACCTAATCGTAGCCGATGACGTAGAAGTACCCAACAACAGTGCCACCCAAGGTATGCGAGATAAGCTTTCTGAACAGATAAAAGAGTTCGATTCAATCCTTAAACCAGACGATGATTCTAAGATAATCTTTCTGGGTACACCACAGTGTGAGGATACCGTGTACAATAAGCTCTCTGAGAGGGGCTACAAGACACGAATATGGACGGGTAGGGATGTAGACCAGCCTACAAACGAAAGGCGTTATAACGGCAATATAAGCCCCTTCTGCGTCGATTCTGAAAACAAGGGTCGTTCTACCGAACCACTTCGCTTCTCTGACATCGATTTAGCGGAACGTGAAGCCTCCTATGGACGCTCTGGGTTCGCTATGCAGTTTATGCTAGATTCGCGGCTCAGCGACCGCGATAAGTACCCTCTGAAGCTCTCTGACCTCATTGTAATGAATGTAGATAAAGAGCTAGCACCCGAAAAACTGGTGTGGGCTCAGAGCCCCGAGCTGGCTTGGGATAGCTCCGTTCCTAATGTAGGTATGTCTGGAGACCGCTTCTACCGCCCTATGCAAGTCGTAGGCGATATGGTGGAGTATACAGGCTCCGTTATGTCCATAGACCCAGCTGGTAGAGGCTCAGACGAAACAGGCTATGCTATTGTTAAGATGCTTAACGGTAATCTCTATGTCCCAGAAGCTGGTGGTACTCAAGGTGGGTACTCTGAAGAAACCCTGACCAGACTAGCCAACATAGCAAAACAACACAAAGTAAATTATATCGTTGTAGAATCCAACTTTGGTGATGGGATGTTCAACCAGCTGTTGAAACCTATACTGAATAAGATATACCCCTGTTCTATCGAAGACGTACGCCATAATACACAAAAAGAAAAGCGTATCATAGACACCCTAGAACCCGTTATGAATCAACACAGGCTCATTATAGACCCTAATGTCATTAAAACCGACTGGGAAACAGCTCAGGACTACCCAGCTGAAAGCCAGCTTAAGTATCAGCTAATGTATCAGATGTCCCGTCTAACCAACCAGAGAGGGGCTATAACACACGATGACCGCCTAGACGCTCTGAGCATCGCTGTGAACTACTGGGTGGAACACATGGCTCAAGATGCAGACAGAAAAATGTCAGAACGTAAAGAACAAGCCATATATGATGAATTAGAACGATTTAAAGAGGCTTATTATAAACAATCTGGTAAAACACCCTCTGTAACGTGGTTTTAGAAAAGAGGTATATATGAAGGGAGGGGGAAGGTTAACTAGGAAAACACTGGATACTATGATTATAATTAATAATGATTAATAATAATAAATAAATCATAACAATCAACGAGATAACTCTGAGTATATACTATGTACAACGCCCTTGACAAGACAAAAATGATACTAAGTGAGCATATGACCAGCTACTTGATACTGGCTGTGTCCCCAGATGCTCCTAATACGCTACAAATTCGTACTGATAACCGATATGCCGCCGCTGGTATGGCAGAACACGCCCTTGAAATATTAAAAGATAACTTAGTTGACACTGGGTGGGAAATAGTGTGGGATGTAGATGATGAAGACGAGGAAGACTTCTAATCTTATGTTGTGTGTGTTACCTCCCCGAGCCTGAGTATGCTCACAAACTGCTCCCCTTTTATGGATATTATGCTAATATTAGAATGTATATGGTGGTTTGCTTTAATAGCAATTACTATGACTATTCTATGGGGTTAACTGGTTGTTTTGGTGAAAAAATCTGAACCCCTTACACAATATAATTTTGCCGTTTTATCCCCCAGAGCCCCATTCGATATTTTCCTATCGATTGACCCCTAGCGATAAAGGGCTATCGATAAGAAGGTATCGATAAATCGGAATCGATAAAAGGCTATCGATAAAAAAGTATCGATAATCCGCAATCGATATACTATCATCGAGTCAGAAACCTAGGGTTTCCGACACCTTCCTCTTGCGCACAGGGTGTGCTATGGTTGTGTGTATGTTCATATGCTTGTGTTTTTATCCACGTACTATCACCGCTCTACAGACAGTGCATACGTTGCTCGCTCCAAATCGCTCGCATGGCTCCTCCAAATCGTCGCCTACTCAACCGCAAAAAGACTCGCTACGCTCGGGGGTCGCTATCGCTCAAAAAACCAAACGGAGTGAGAAAAAGAAAAAGGGAAAGAGAAAAGGACTCGCTACGCTCGGGGGTCGCTATCGCGACCATGCTCCTTCGCCTCCATAATCGGCTCAGTCCGCTTAAGGTTCCTCGTTCGCAATAAATGCTCTCTCGTCCACTCTCAGTTCCGCTCCTCACATCGTCGCTACACTTACTATCACCGCTCCACCGAAGCCGAGGCGTCTCGGCACACGCCCAGATTGCTAACGGCAAGTGTCGTATCGCCCCAGCTCTTTTCGGACGCTTCGCTTTATAACATCGGTGACGCGCCTGCGGCACTGTAGTTATAAGATGTACTGCAAGCAATTGATGTACGACAAACGGACAGCCTTCGAGTACTTAGGATACAGTGGTCTCCTAAGTAGTCTAGTCTGTAGCCCTTTGTCTCCCATGCATTGCTCGGTCACAACCAGAGACTCACTGGGTCTCTGTTTGTCAGTACATCAAAACTATCACCGTCAGAAACCTAAGGTTTCCGAACCTTCCTATATTGTGAGTTTTACATGCAGATTACTGGCAAGCTATCGGTTGTAGTTACGTAAAAGCTCGTGCTGTAGCTGACTCGCGTGACATATCCTTATCAATTTATTCTGAGCAGACTTCGTCCAAAAACATAAATTCAGGTATGAATAGTCCTAACACAAATACAGAGTATGTTGCTCAAATAAATTGATAAGGCTCTGCCGCTCGCCAGAGCACTTCACATTTCCACAAACGGCAACAGAGTATCCAGTAGCCGTGGGGTACTGTCTACTATCACTCTTGCGAGTGAACTGTTGCACATTTGCGCAAAACGATAACTAGCACCGACTTGCCATGCATGTCTCAAGTGTAACGGATTTATGAACATGTAAAGGATACACTTCGTCAGCAAGCTGTCCTTGACATATCCCTAAATCCGTTTTTATGAAAGGAGTTTCAATATTGATTTTTTCATTAATATTGATTTTTTTTTTAATTAATTAGCTCAAAAGAGCGGAAAGGTAAGTTATGAGTACTATCACCGACCACAATCCTTATGTTGAGGAAATGTTACGACTAATGAAAATGTCGCATGAACTAGGTCTTCGCCCACATGCTAAAAACGGTGCATGTTACGCGTTCTACGAGTTCATTGACGACGCACACGGTGCTGATATAGCCGATGAGACTTGGTTCGACGCTTACGAAATCTTCAAGTCCGAACGCCTGCAAGAAATGTTCGCGTCCGAACGCCAGAAGGAGGTGTCAAATGTTTAATAATACTTATCCACTTGACCACATCATTCAAACAGAGTGGTGGTCAGAACGCGTCACCGACCCTGAATTACATTGGACTCGTGACCACTACATTGTGCTACGTCACCGACCTAACGACCACATGAAGTACGTTGTACACACAGGGTACACAGACAGTCCTGAATATGGTTACTGTAGTGGTGACTACTATCTCACTTTTATGGACGCACTTGAAGGGTTTGTAAAACGTGCTAAACGCAAGGGATTCACTCGTGCTTTTAGTCCACATCTAGCAGACCTTCAAAGAGATTTAGATGCAACTCGCGGTGAGTTGTTCTATCACGAAAACATAACTAACATAGAGGAGTAATGAAATGACATATGTAACACACACAGATGGTCAGTCCATCGACACGCACGTTCGCAGTTCACGGTTAGTGGACGTTAATAAAATGCTGATGGGTCAAGGCAACCGCCTTAACTCTCACCAACTATCACAGTTGGAAACTCCGCGTAGCACACGGACTCACGTGCCAGTTCCACATCACGTGCTGGTAGATATGCTTCGCCACGTCGCTAACGACAGTGGCTTACGTATCCTTCAGGAAGCTCACCTGACTGACCACAACGACAACCGTTACTTCGGTTTGTTCCAAGTCTCGGGTGGTAACAACGACCTTGCAACAATGATTGGTCTACGTAACAGTCACGACAAGGTTATACCTGTAGGTGTCTGCGCTGGTCACGCACCAATGGTCTGCTCTAACCTAATGTTCAGTGCAGAGTTTCTAGCTAAAGCTAGACATACGCTCAACGTATACTCAACCGTATACGAACGTATGAAAGAGCTTGTAGAACGAGCACAAGCTAAACTTGCAAGCCAATGGCAAGAGATTGAGCGCATGCAAAACTCTCACCTCTCTAACGCACATGGTGATGCTATCATCTGGGATGCTGTCAATGAAAACATTGTCACGCTCAAACAAGCTCACCGTACACGTGAGCAGTGGCGTTCGCCAGAACATGATGAGTTCCTACCTCGCAATGCTTGGTCATTGCAAAATGCGTTTACCAACGTGTTTCGTGATGAGGCTAACCGCCACACTCACCTGACTCGCACAACGCAACTCAGACGATTGCTTGATAAAGAGTTCAAGTTCGCATCATCTGACATCTATTCGTAACTATCACAGCTCCCATCCCTTCGGGGGTGGGGGCACAAAACAAGGAGTAACGCATGACAAACTTAGTTATATCAACTAAAGTACGTAACGCACTGAAGTACTACGGTCAGCAGATTCGTAACGAAAACGTTTGCATCAACAGTCAAACGCTTGCTGAAGTCAACAAATTGTTTCACGCGATTCTAGTTTACTATGTCGCGAAACAAGATGACGCTAGTAAAAAGACGCTTGGCGTTTCAGAGTTCAGTACTGACTCTGTAACCAAAGCTCAAAACCTACTCGACGCTTACACACGTAACCTGTCGATAGACCAACTCAATGCCCTACGCACTAAGTTCGACACGGAGGGTATATGAGAACTATCACCGAACTCAATGAGTTAACAGGGGGGCTTTCTAGCCCCTCTAAGATGCCTTGCCATTCTTTCAGTCTGCCAGCATCTACTTGCAAACGTGGTGCTGAACTTGCTAAAATCAAGGGCACTGTGTGCAACTCATGCTACGCAATGAAGGGACGCTACCGCTTCCGAAACGTTCAGTCTGCTCAACAGCGTCGGTACGACTTGTTGATGGCAGACAAACACAATGCGTACACTAAATGGGGTATCAACATGCTTGAACTTATTCACCGCAAAGAAAAATCTGGATACTTTCGATGGCACGACAGCGGTGACATACAAGATGTCGAGCATCTTGCAACCATCGACTGGATTGCACACAGACTCTCCGACATACAGTTCTGGTTACCAACTAGAGAACACGGTATAGTTCACGAGTATACTGACAAATATGAACTATCACCGAATCTAGTTGTACGTATATCTTCTGACGCTGTCAGAAATATCGACTACTTTGTAGCCGACCAACTGACTTCGTCAGTAAACGCCAACTTCGGCTGGCAATGTCCAGCACCAAGTTATCGAGGTAAGTGCAACAAGTGTCGTGCTTGCTGGCAACGCAACATCAAAAACGTAGACTACGCTCTACATTAGGAGGTAACATGCGAATAAACTAACAATCGTAGTTCTTGTAATCACGTATATTGAAATAATATACTTGGTTTACATAATGGCTACAAGTTAGACTAACGATGCGGGCTAACGCCCGTGTCGTTTTTTTTATAGAGTTGCTTCTCCGCAGATGCAAGTGCGTATCGCCGCACACCACTCTAATAGAAAAAGTCAGCGCGTATCGCCGCGCACCACTCCTATAGAGAAAGTCGGCGCGTATCGCCGCGCACCACTCTACTAGTAGCTGGTACTATCATACCCAAAGTTTTGTAAATTTTTATTTGAAAATATATCCTGTATATGTTTAGTAAAGCTATGGCTAAACAAAATCAAGAACAACTTAACCAAGATATGCTTTCACTCGGTCAGGGTCGATACCGCTCAAGACTTGAATCTGCTAGAGAAAGAGATTCTGAATTAGAAAGTAAACACGGTCAAAGGCTAATGCGTACCGTACTGCCTGACCTATCCGTTGCTATTCAGGAATGGAAAGATACAGTTGCTGGTTATGACCGTAAAGCTAGGTATCAAATTGACACCGCCGATTTAGATGCAAAGGTAATCGCATACATATCAGTCAAGTCTGTTTTAGATAGCATATCAAAACGAAGACCTCTTTCACATGTAGCTATGTTTTTAGGGGCTCGAATTGAAGATGAGTTAAGATGTAGATTTCTATGTGAAACTAACTCCGAGAAAGCCTTAGGTATTCTTTTAGGAGCTAAACGACGTAGAGGAATGACAGCTAAAGTACGCCATGTTCGTGGGTCTATGCGTCACGAAACAGATAAACGAGGTAAGCCTGAATGGGAGAAGTGGTCTAAAAGAGACAAGCTAAACATGGGTTTGAACATGGTAGAACTCATACGCATCAACAGCGGTATTATAGAATACATCTACGTTTTAGAGCAACGCAAACGTAAACCCACACGATATGTCAGCGGCACTGATGAGCTTTTAAATTGGATTGAAGAATATAATTCAGACAGGGAATTACTAGAACCCTTTTGGCTACCAACCGTAGAAGTACCAAAAGACTGGACTAGTGTATGGTCTGGAGGATACGACAACGATAATATATACCTACCACAAATTCCATTTATAAAAACTAACAACGATAAGTTTTTAAAGGGTGTAAAAGGTCCTATTGAAGAACCTATGGAGGCGGTCAACCTAATTCAACGAACACCTTGGCAAATAAACCGTAATTTGTACGAAACAATGAAGTGGGCTTGGGATAATAATTTAGCTGTTGGTGATATGCCCAATCGTAAAGACGAGGAGTTTCCTCCTTTACCTGAGGATATAAAAACAAATGAGGAATCTAATTTAGAATGGCGTAGACAGGCGGCAAAGATATACTCACTTAATTTGTCCACTAAATCCAGAAGATTACTAATAGCCAAAACATTGCATTTAGCGGAAAAGTTTATTGACAGTAGATTTTTTTATCCATCACAAACAGATTTTAGAGGCAGGGTTTATAACATACCCAGCTTTTTAAATGTACAAGGTAACGACCCAAGCCGCGCCCTTTTGGAGTTTTATCGGGAAGAAAAATTAAAAAGTAAAGAGGATGCAAAGTGGCTAGCAATACATGGAGCTAACTGTTTTGGAAATGATAAAGTAACATTAGATGAGCGCGAGGTGTGGGCGTATGACTACCAACAGATAGCTCAGAAAGTAGCTGACAATCCTACTACAAATTTAGACTGGACTGAAGCTGACAAGCCTTGGCAGTTCTTGGCTTGGTGCTTTGAATGGTCTAAATTTACACGTGAAGGTAAAGTATCGTCACGCACACCATGCTCAATGGATGCAACCAACAATGGGCTACAGATTTTGTCGCTTTTGATGCGCGATGAAAAAGGAGCATGGGATACTAATGTAGCATCCACAGAAACACCTCAAGATATATACGGGGTTATCTCAGAGTTGGTCAAGGATAAACTTAAAAAAGATGTTATTAATAATGTTTTATATTCTAAAGAATGGTTATCCTTTGGTATAGATAGAAAGCTAACTAAAAGACCAACCATGGTATTTCCGTATGGCGGGACGTTTTACTCATGTCGAGCCTATGTCGATGAGTGGTATCAAGATTGTTTACGCAAAGAGCGAAGGCAGAATCCGTTTTCAGAGGATGTACGTTATCAAGTTACTGGTTATCTTTCACAGTTAGTCTGGTCTTCAATTATGGAGGTCTTGGACAAGCCTAAACAATGTATGGATTATCTAAAACAGCTTGCCGATATATGTAGCGATAACAATCTACCATTGGAATGGGTTACACCAACTGGTTTTCCTGTTTTGCAGGACTACAAGCAGTTCTCACATCAAGATGTACGCACAAAATTAAGCGGCAAAGCCACTTGGGTACACTTTCGAGGACAGACAGACCGCTTGTGTAAACGCTCACAGCGTAACGGAGTATCTCCAAACTTCGTCCACAGCCTTGATGCCAGCCTGTTAACAAAAAGTGTTATTGAAGCCAGTAAACAAGGTATCTATGACTTCAGTATGATACACGACAGCTTCGGCACACACTCAAACAACTGCGATAAGTTCGGAAAAATTCTACGAAACGAAGCTTTTTCAATTTTCTCCCTTGACTTGCTACGTGACTTTGTAAGACAGTTGCGCCTCGCTGATGAAAACATTGAGTTACCAGAGCCTCCAGCGTACGGGAATTTTGACCCGAAAGAAGTTCTGGACAGTAAATACTTCTTCTCGTAAGGTGCGAGAAGATTAACTAGGAGAAACACACATGGCATCGACCATAGCAACACCAGTGGGTACAGCACAGTATCCTAAATTAGTAGTACCAGACACAAAGTTCAACCCAGACGGGTTGTTCAGCTGTAAGCTAACAGTATCGGAAGAGGACTATAACGCATTCCGAGCTCAGCTACAGCCACACATCGAGCGCGAATACAACAAGTATTGCATTGCCAAGGGTAAGGATAAACTACCAACAGCCAATGAGCCTGTTCGTATTAACGCTGACGGCGATTACGAGATAAACGCCAAACAGGTAGCTCGAGTTACCACCAAGCAGGGCGAGACGATTGACTTCAAGATTGCGTTGTATGACGCAGACGTGAATCCAATCACCAATGAACCAAACATTGGCTCTGGCTCGAAGATGCGACTCTCGGTACAGCCATACTTCTGGTTCGTACCTTCGCAAGGATTCGGATACACACTACGTTTGAAAGCGGCTCAGATTCTTGAGCTAGTCGAGTATGACGCAGGCGGTCACGGGTTCAGCAAAGAATCTGGATTCACAGCTAGTGAAAGTTTTGAGTCTGTTATTGAGGACGATACAACAGAAGAAGCAGTAGACTTCTAATGTATCGTTCTGGTTTCGAGGAGAAGGTGGCATTGGCTCTTGAGGGAGCTGGTGTCGCCTTTTCTTACGAGACGTTATCCTTACCTTATGTCCTACAGAAAAAGTACAAGCCAGATTTTATATTGCCCAACGGGGTTATACTGGAAGTCAAGGGTCTGTGGACGGGTTCGGATAGAACAAAACACTTGAAAGTAAGGGAAGCTCATCCTAACCTAGACATTCGCTTTGTTTTTATGAATGCACATAATAGGCTGAGCAAGAGGAGTAACACAACATACGCACAATGGTGCGACAAGAAAGGTTTTAAGTGGTGTCACAAGAAAATACCGAAGAGTTGGATTTTGTAAAAACGCATCAGCCGTGCCCCGATTGCGGCTCTAGTGATGCATTGGCTGTTAACACAGACGGCTCTACAAAATGTTTTGCATGTGGGTTATTCAAACCCGCAGAGCGTAAAGAGATTGTAAATAAAATGCCCATATCTGGTTTCGTCAAGGGAGCTTGTGTGGACTTACCAGCAAGGAAGATACATGAGCAAGTATGTAAGAAGTATGACTACCGTATTGCGAAACATAACGGAAAGCCTTGCCACGTTGCTACGTTTTATAACATGTAGCGGCAAGTCGTAGCCCAGAAGCTACGCTTTCAAGATAAGACGTTTAAGTGCATAGGCAACCCACAGTACTTCTATGGTCAGCACATGTTTCCCAATGGAGGACGCAAGCTCACCATCACCGAGGGTGAGATTGATTGTCTTACAGTATCACAAGTAGTCGGCAATAATAAGTATCCAGTTGTGTCGCTACCATCGGGCGCACAGAATGCCAGGGCTATGTTCAAGAAGCATATGGACTGGCTCAACTCCTTCGAGGAGATTGTGCTGATGTTTGATATGGATAAAGTTGGGCAGGAAGCTGTAGAAGCTTGCTCACATATTCTACCCATTGGTAAAGTAAAAGTAGCCAAGCTACCCCTTAAAGACCCCAACGAGATGTTGGTGCAGGGTAGAATAAAAGAGCTGGTGTCCGCATTCTGGGACGCTAAGGTTTGGCGACCAGACGACATCATATGCGGCACTGAACTATACGAGCGGCTAACTACCACCAAGGTGTTTGATACTGTTCCGTACCCGTTCGAGGGTTTGAACCAGAAGACACACGGACTACGCAAGGGAGAGATAGCCACGTTCTGTGCGGGGTCTGGTATCGGTAAGAGTCAAGTATGTAAAGAGATTGCCTACCACATCTTAACGAACACAGACAAAAAGATTGGATACATAGCGTTGGAAGAATCGATAGAACGTACAGCCAACTCAATCATCGGTCTACACATGAATAAACTACTGCATCTTGAACCTATTGCTGTTGATGATGCCTACACACAGGCATACAACGATACGGTAGGTAGCGGCAGATTCTTTCTGTATGACCACTGGGGTTCAATGGAGAGCGACAACCTACTGAACCACATTCGGTACATGTGTAAAGCTTTGGAGGTAGAGTACATTGTACTAGACCACCTAAGTATTGTTGTATCGGGTCTAGGAGATGGGGACGAGCGGCGCATGATTGACAACATTATGACCAAGCTTCGAGCTTTAGTTGAGGAAACTAAAGTGGGACTTATATTGGTTAGTCATCTAAAACGCCCTCAAGGTACAGGACATGAAGACGGGGGACGTACACACCTTAGCCAGCTTCGAGGCTCGGCGGGTATCGCACAGATGAGTGACATATGTTGTGGTTTGGAGCGTAACCAACAGAGTGAGGATGCCGCTAATCGTACAACCGTACGTGTTTTGAAAAATAGGTTCAGTGGTGACACTGGAGTAGCTTGTCAGCTTAACTACAATAACAATACAGGAAGGCTGACTGAATGTAATGACATCGTAGAGGAGGAGAACGCCGACCACGGCTTCTGATGATTATGAAATATTGTTCTAACTTTAAGCACGACTTGGAAGTAGGTCAGCTGGCAGAGAAAG